GTTAATCGTAGCAAAATTCTTCAAAACTTGCATAGTAAAAGAAGACAATTGCATTATGTTAAGTTCCTTTCAACTTACTAAAGTTCTTCTCTTTATGGAACTCAAGCTTACGCTTGAACTTTCCATCAAGTATGTCACCCTTATGGGAGATCACAAACACGTTAGTGTCATCCCCAAGAGTATAGATGATTTTCATCAGGTTGTCAACGCCTTCGTAGTCCAACGACGAATCAAAAGTTTCATCGAGAATCAAAAGGTTAGTAGAAACACTGTTCTTCATCTTAGCAACCATGCGCCAGGTGAACAATAGAGCAAGGTCGATACGTTGCTTCTCACCCTCAGAGAACGAGTCATAGGTGAAGCTGTCACGAAAGCGAGACTTGATAGTCTCCTGGAAAGCTTCGTCAAGGTTAAACGATACAAAGAAGTCGAGGATCTGCAGATACTGGTTAACCAGTTTATTAATCACAGGAAGATACTGCTTGACAATCTTAGTCTTGATCCCTGTATCCTTCAACATCTCGCTGACAACAATATTGTAGTTGAGCTGTTCGGTAAGTGTAAGCCTCTTCTCAATCATGCCATCACGCTCAGATACCATACCTTGCAGAACAGTCTGCTCAGACGCAAGATCGCTCTTATCACCACTCAGCAGATCGAGCTCTTCTCGTGTACGATTGATAGCTTTCTGATACTGATCAATTGACTGGTTGTTAGCATGGATCTCACTCTGAAGCTGGCGGCACTCCTCAATAATATTAGAAGCTGCACTGAGGTTCTGCTCAGCTACTTCAATACTGACATCAGCTTGAGATAGCGCGCTTTTGAGATCTCGCGCTCTCTCTTTGCCTTCCAGGATATGCTTTTCTTTGAGCTGTTCGTCAATTTTCTGCGTGCAGGTGGGGCACTCGGAGTGACTTTCAAAAAAGTTAACTTCCTTGATGAGCTGGCGAATGTTTGTATCAAACTTTGCCTTGTAACGATTGAGCTCCGAGAGCTTGCTTTCCGCTGCTGCTTTGTCCTGTGTTGCAGGCTCCATCTTAGACTCAATAAGCCCAGACCGTTTGGAGTTCTCATCTTGGAGAGATTGTATCTCATTCTGGTAATCCAAAATGAGTTTTTGTTTTTCTTCTTTCTGGTCTCGGTTGATTGCTTCGATGTCGCGGATATATTTCTTTTGCGCTTCAATCTTTGTCTTAGCGATATCGATCTGATGTAGTACATCTTTCACCTCATCTTTTAGCATGGATGTTTTCTCTTTGAGTAGGACATTCATCTTAGAGAATACACCAATGTCAAGAAGATCCTCAATCACTTCTCGACGAGCACCAGTAGTAAGTTGCATGAATGGAATAAACGAAGATGACCCAAGAACAACAATCTGATGGAAGCTCTTGTGGTTAAGCTTAATAATATTCTGTTCGAGAATCTTCTGATACTCTTTAGAGTGAGATTCTTGATTAATCATCTCACCATTCTTCCAGATCTCAAAGACGTTGGGCTTCATGCCACGCACAATCTTGAATTGAGATCCAGATACAGTAAACTCAACCTCTACGACACAAGCCTTATTGTTAATAGAGTTGATCAGCTGAGGCTTACTAATGTTGCGATGCGACCTTCCAAACAAAGCAAAAGACAGGGCATCAAGCATTGTAGACTTGCCTGCCCCGTTATGTCCTACCACTAATGTAGTTGTTGTTTCCTGAAAGTCAACTTCAGTGAATTGGTTGCCAGTAGAAAGAAAATTCTTCCAGCGTAGCTTTTGAAATACAATCATTACATAATCTCGAGCGTTTGAGCTTCTTTCATTAGTTCGTGGACCTGCTTCTTAATGCGATCTTTATCGAGATCGGTATCAACACTGTCAACGTAACTGTTCAGTAGCGTAGTTGTATCTTCCAATGAAACGTTGTCATCGTCAACATTTGATCCCACAAACTCCGAAAAGTTCTCAGCGATCTTGAGCTCATGAATCTTATAGTTCTGAATACGATCAATGAATCGATCGAACATGAACGAGTCACTCTTGTTAATAACAACAACCTTGACAAACTTGTTGTCGAGACCTGTCAGATCATACTCATGGAAGTCAGCTTTCTTATCATCATAGTAGATACGCTGGAACAGTGTGTGAGGATTGTGGATAGCTTGCAGCTCACGAGTCTTCGTATCAAGCACATGAAAGTATTTATTGTCATGAGCATCCGACCAGAAGAATTCCATTTGCGATCCTAGGTAGTTGATATTGCCCTTAGTCGACTTCGTATGATAGTGACCAGACATAACAAGCTCAAAGCGATCGAAGATTGATGGATCCATACCGTGAGTGTTCTCGACACCTTTGAGCATCTCAAAGCCACTCATCTCAAAGTGGCCGCCAATAATAGAAGCTCGACACTCTTTGATGAAGTTGATCGAACGCTCTTCATTCTCCTGGCAAATCCAAGGGACAAGAGCAATGTCAGTTCCATCATAGTTCATAACAGATGGGTGGTGGACAATATTTACCTCGTTCATATAATGACCCAGCAGCTCTTTCAAGCTGTTCAGCTCATTTGTGTTCTTGTAATAAGTGTCATGGTTCCCCAGGATAATATCCATAGTGATGCCATAATCACGTAGCTTTGCAAGGAACATCTTACGGTTACGATGTAGAGCTCGAAAGTTAATAAACTTGCGGTTATCGTAATAGTCACCAAGATGAATAATCTGTGTGATACCATTCTCGAGAAGATATGGAAAGAATACATCCTCATAAAACTTCTCTGCGTTATCTAAAAAGATATCGCTGCTGTTACGAACGCCTGCATGTGTATCATTAAGAATTGCTAGTTTCATATCAATCCAAAAAGTCGTTTAGGTCAGAATCAGCATTCTGACTTCGCTTACGACGTTCCTTTTCCATTTTAACAAATTCGGTAAACTCGGTGTCTTTCTCTTTGACTTGATCAATACGATCCTTAAGTTGATCCAAGAAAGACTGAATAGCCGACTCTGCAGCAGGGTCTGACTCTCCTGACATTATATACTGTTCCAGACCAGATTGCGACAGGTATTTTAGCTTAACATCTTGTTGCTTCTTTTCTTTGGCGATGCGGCGTAAGAATGCGTACCAGCTGATCTGAGTGAAGTATGCAAATGCGTTAGGATTGCCTGATCGGGTTGCTGCTTCAAGATTGTAGTTCTCGATCGCTCTCAGGCAGTTTTCGACTGCATCCATCACCATCTCTTCTCGATACGTGTAACGAATAAAGTTTGACTTGTGGGAAAGCCCTTCGGCGATCTTAAGAAAACACGTTGCAATATAATCAGGAACAATAGGAAGCGGTGCGCCATTGTCTTTTGCTTCTTGCACTGCTGTGCAATAGTCAACAACAGCCTGCGAGAAGTCCTTGTTGTTTACATAATGAATGCTTTGTCTTTTTGATTTGATCATGATATGCCTTTATATTTCAATATGTTATATGATAATACAACTATAAATTTTTATTGGCAACCGTTTATTTTTCTGTTGACAAAATAGAAAATGCCGGTATAATAAAGAAGCTGCCTTTGCGGTGGGTGCAATACTACTTTACCCAAAACCCAGTTCGAGGATCTGCTAATTGGCCGTCAGCGTCATCATAAGATGATATCCATCTGTATCCATCCTTCATCAGCTGGTCGTTACGTTCAGAAAGAACTTTTCCATTGGCTTGATCTGACATCCACGTGGGGATGATATGGTCATAGTCGGGATCAGGTGTGTCTCTCAGATGAACCTCGATTACTTTGTCATCTTTGTATTCTACATTGATAATAGACACATCAGATAGCTCGTTTAAAGCCCAAGGGACTTTTGGAACAAATTCTGATCTCTTCCACTCTCTAAACTGTTGGAGCATTGCTGGGTTTGAAAACCCCTCCCAGCATGAGATCATGTCCCAACGTGGCTTATGATCGTTAACAAATTTAAAAGTGGCAGAGTAATGAGTTCCTTCAAACCATTCACACCAGAAATAGCCTGCTGGAACAGCTGATAAGTCGCCAGCCTTAATAAATTCTTTTTTTGCGCCCACGCCCATGCCAGACAGGTTATATACTGGGCGAATGATATACCAGCCACTGGTCTTGGGAGCAGTTCCTCCTGGACCACATTTGTAACCTAACTTCTCAGACACCCATAACTTATTAAACCAGTTATGGTGTTTGGGATACTTTTCCCACGCTTCATGATCATGCATTTAGTGAATCTTGCCTCTGTCGGGAAACGCAACAACTTTACCGTCACTATCTAGGAGTTCGTATTTGCGTGATTCTTTATCGAGTCCTAGTAACATCTTCTGTATGTTGTCGATGTAATCATTTAGTTTACGATCAATCTCTTCTTGAGTTGCCTTATCGCTTTCTTTTACTTTAAGATATTCACGAACCATTGCCTCAGTGGGAGTAGCAGATCCTACAATTAGATCTGCATTGATTGATTGGAACACTTCATTTCCCTCTTGGTAAACCATCCAAGGAGCAAACGAGTAGTATCTATCACCTGTAGAGCTACCGTGATAAGCAATAATTTTATACGAATTACGAATAATGATGTCAGCCATTTCATCATCGTGCCACTCGACAACTTCACACACAATCTCTTCGCCGTTAGCCAACTTAAACTGTTTTAAATCCATTATTCTAAATCCACCTTAACAATTTTATAATTGAATTGTTGATCTTCATACATTTTTATTCTTTTAGCTGAATGTAGTAGAGTATAGTTGGGTTTCTTTCCTATGCTTAGATCATCAGCAATGTCATATAGCTTTGTTACTCGTCCGTCTTCTGATACTCGCAAACCTCTGCCAATGGATTGCAATACCTTAATTTGAGACTTGGAAGGTGATGCGAAAACAATATTGTGTAGATTCCGAATATTGATACCAGTGCTAAAAGTACCAAGACTGGCAACGATAATGGCATTTTTCTGCTTCTCCACAATTTTTCTAATTGCTTCGCGATCAGATGTATCCACATCACCATGCACAAAAAAGATCTTTCTGTCCCCGTCTGCTTTACTATTTATCAAGTCAAATAATTGCTTTCCGTGGCGGTCGACATAGCGGAACAACACAAGCGAGTTACCTTCAAGGCTCAAAGATAGGTTTGCAATAAACTTATTTCGTTTTTCATGGGCGACAAGGAAGTCAAGTTCAGTCTGGTATGTCGCTCCCTTGAGATTGTTCCTCGACTCTTCTGAGTATCTGAGCGATATCACTTTAATATCGAGAGGTGCAAGATGACCATCATCCTGCAGCTGCTTTGTCATCGTGACGTTGTAAACAGGTCCAAACAGACCTTCCAACACCAGCTGATGAGTCTGAGTGCCGTCAAGTGTTCCTGTAAAGCCAAGTCTCCATTTAGCTTCGGTAGCTTTGTTCATAATGGAAGATAGCGACTTGGACTTGAATCCGTGACACTCGTCTCCAAAGACAGCATCAAACTGTTCAAACCACGGCTTAGGAAATTTGTAGATTGACTGCCAAGTAGAGACTATCACTCTCTTATTTGTAGTCTTATCTTTACCAGAATAAATTCTATGAACCTCATTCTGTACATCTTGTCCATACTCCTTGAAGTCAGAATACATCTGCTCGACAAGAGAAGTAGTTGGAACAATTACGAGAATCTTATTGTCTGTCTGCGCTAAAATTTGCCTCATAAGGCAGTAAATAATATACGACTTGCCACTACCCGTGGGGGACAGTAGTACCGCTTGTTTACGGCGGAGACCCTCGATAATCGCGTTGTATTGGTACTCTCTAAGATCATACGGAGCATTGAGAGAAAGAAAAAATTCGTTAAAGGCATTGGTGTCAATCTTCTCTGGAAGACCTGGAATGCCATACTCTGTTTCTTCTACGTCGGCAGTGTATCCTCGCTCAATACAGAACTTCATCAGGTATCCAATCAGACCAGTGTTAAGTTCACCAGTGATTTGATTAAATAGACGGATCTTACCATCCCAAACTTTATTCTTATAAGCAGGCATAAACTTATAGCCTGGGACAAAAAAAGAGAAGTACTCGCTGAGTTCAGCGGCCACTCCTCTTTCACACTTTACGTGTAACATGCTATAATTATTAGCTGATACTACTATATCAGGCATTAACCCCCGCTTTCAAATATTCGCCACCTAATCATGTTTCCAATTGTCTGATGACGCCATTTTAAAGAATCAACAATATCTGTCAGGGTATCTATACATGTCTTATAATATTGTACTTTGAGCTCGGAATCCTGAATCTCTTTATCAGAGTCGTAGTAGTAGTTCATCTCACCCTTCATAATCTTCAAACCATTTAGAGGATCATAATCCCAACCCTTTGCATCAATCTCTTCTTGAGATAGCTTCCCATTATAATACAGCCATTTGTCTTTCAGCAGAGTCTTCTGCTTCATTTCCTCACGCTTGAGACGCAGCTTTGCTTCACTAAGCAGCTGCAGATACTTTGCATGAAGGGTTGGAGTCTGTCTGGATACTTCGTCTAGGTTGTTTCTGTCAATCACGCAGTCGGCTTGCCACTGCTTCATAATATCATCAATGTTCATAACAATCCTTATCTTATTTCAAAGTACGAGAACCTAAAGCTAACGGGGAACGAGATGTACTGGATGTCGCCTGTTGTTGTCTCAAATGACACGTCACCAAGTAGAGTAGGGACGCAGTCGACATACTTAATACTTCTGTTTGTATTGTTGTGACTTGTCAACACAGAGACAGTAATATCAGCAAAAGTAGGAATGCTGGTTGTATCGAGAGGATTTGTGTTAGGATTCTCTACAATACGTTTCATCCAGTTGTACATCTCGAGATAAGAGTTCATATTCTCATCCAAGATGATATTAGCTGATAATTCACCAAAGGTCAACTTGTCACCAGGCATTGCAATCGATGCAAGTCTTGAATATGGAAGCTCTGCTGAATTTAATGTCATACTAGGGTGCATGACCGATTGGGCAAAGAACTCAAGGTTCTGATAGTTGCGGCGGTCTATGACGAGCTTGAACGCTGTCGGCTGTAGGAAGTTGACGTTGTTCAGACCAGAGGTTGCATCTGGATTAAGTGTAGGCATGAAAAAAATCCTAACTTGTTGGTATCAAAGGAAACAAAACTTGTGGCTAGCTGTATTTATATGTTGACTTCAACTCTAGAACCCACTATATCTATAGCAACAGAAGGAGAGACAAGATGATGACATTTCGCGAAACAATGTTTGGTTGGGTAGCTAATAACTCTATCAAGCCTGTTTGTATATCATACATTGGTCCTACTCAGTGGGACATGGCACTACCCAAAGGTGATTTGTATAGTGATGAGCGTCAGAGCCTGGATTTTAAAACGTTTGAAGAAGCTAAGCGTTATGCAGAGACAAACGTTGGAATGAAGATGAATTGGGAGGACTTCTAAATGGAAAAGATTATTCGTGATGGAATGGTAGCAGTTGCCGTATCTGGTGGCTTTGGCGCTGGATGGTCGACTTGGAACAGTATTGATCCGATGGATGCACGTTTCAACCAACTTTTTCTAGATGGTAAAGTTGATGAGGTTGTACGTATCTGCGAAGAAGAAGATCTTGGCTATGCAGGTGGTGCTCGTGATGTAGAGATTAAATGGGTTCCTGTCGGTACTGAGTTTATTATTACTGAGTACGATGGTTCTGAAAGTCTCGAAACCAAGGACAGCTTTGGCTGGAAAACAGCATAAAAAAGGGGCAGCCAAAGCTGCCCCAGTTTGTTTGGGCGGGGTTGGTTCCCCGCCCTTTTTATTTGATCAAGCAGCGTTGAGGATGTTGTCAACGCGGAAGATACGGTAGTACTGGTTAGTCTTCGCAGTTGCAAGACCGTTTGCAGGAGTCGCACCAACGAATGGGTTTGAAACCATTCCGTAGCGAGTCTTGAAGCCGATCTTTGGCTGGAAGTCTTGCTCACCAACCGCACGTACCATAGTAAGAGGTACATATGGGCAGTAGAACACACCAGCGTCGTATGGGTTAGTACCCTTGTAACCAACGTTGATGTAGTCAGTAGTTGCGTATGGGTCGATGTATACGCGCATACGACCGTTGATAACACCTGCGAAAGTGTTGCCAGTGTCATCTACGTTTAGGTTAGTTGAAAGAGCAGGTGCGTAATCAAGCATACCTGAAGCTGCAAGAGCAGATGCAACATCTGATGAACAGATGATGAAGTTACCCTTACC